TCGGCGTTAGCATCAGCCTTGGCGAAGGGCGTCGAAATGGCCGCGAACGGGTGTTCTGGTTGGACGGCTATAAGCAACTCACTGGCTACACCACCCGCTCGGATGGTCGCCCGTTTACGCTTGAGGACGCTGCGCGCAACATCGACCGGGTGCTGACCAGCATCGCAGAGGATCGCGCGGCCATTGCGAGCATGTCCATCGCCGAGCGATTCGCGCGTGTGATGAGTGAGTTCCGCCAAATGAAATCGCGGTATCGCATGATCGGCGAGGTTAGGATGCCGGGTGGCGACGGAGGGCATGTGTGGTTCATGACAGACTATGATGGTGCCGTCGATCTGCGCGGCATTGGCACGGTGGCTAAAGCGAAGGTCGCTCACGGCGCAGGCCAGATGGCCCGCTTCTGCGATGCGCTCGAAGCCGACTTCGCACGGCGGCAGGGGGAGGTCGCAGCATGACCGACGCCGAATTATTCATGGCGATGCGGGCCGCGTTTCGGGATGCAGAGGCTTTCGTCGAGGCCGCCGCCGACCGCATCGAGGCCCAAGCCGCCGAGATCGAGAGGCTGCGGGGTGAGTTGGCGAAGGCCCAAGGCGCGCTGCACCAGATTGCAGGCAAGAAGGACTACGCAGATGACCCGTGGGACATCGCCCGCACCGCGCTCGCAGAACTGACAGGAGCAAGCCATGACTGACTACACCACCGCCCACCGACACCAGCTTGAGGCTTACCTTGCGACCCACCCCCTGCCTGCTGGCTTGGTCAGCGGGGAAAGCGTCTGCACCGTAGCCGCGATCAATCTCGTAATGTCTGGCAGGCTGACCGACGCCATCCCCGACTGCATGTCGGAGGTCTTGGGCAAGGCCGCAATCGGTATGCAAGATGCAATGCCTGACGAGATGCGTAACAGTCAACGGTATAAGCAACTTATCCCTGACATGCCCGGAACTGGTCGGGCGCAAGAGAAAGAGCGGCTTGCAATCTTGATGGATTGGATGTGGGGGACAGTGCTGCCTCACCTCCAGCCCCTCGCGGACAGGCACGGCTTTGGCGATCCGTAGCGGCGGATGTGCAAAGAGCAGACCGCAGAGGCAGCTTATGCTGCCGCCCGTGCCGCCGCCAATGCCGCCAATGCCGCCGACTATGTCGCCTGTGCCGCCCCCCGTGCCGCCGACTATGCCGCCAATGCCGCCCCCCGTGCCGCCGCCAATGCCGCCGCTTATGCCGGTGCCCGTGCCGCCGCCGATGCCGCCGCCGCCAGCGCCGCCGTCGCCACCAGCGCCGCCCCTGCTGACTTCTGGACGACCGTTGACCCCATCGGGGTGCTTGAGCGCATGACTTATTTGGGAGGAGCCAAGCCATGACTGACGATACTGTGAAGCAGGCTCTCGCAGAACTGCACGACCTTGTGAGGTGCCGTTGCCATTCCGCCTACACCGGCAGAGGTCTGCGCGATCCTGACTGTGAGTGTGACAGTGCCGAAGCCCTGAAGGTATTAGCCGACCGCATCGAAGCCCAAGCCGCCGAGATCGAGAGGCTGCGACTTCTGGTACCACGACCGGATCAAACGCAAGACGAACTGGTTTGGCGCGACCATATGCGCGGGGTTCCTCTTGCTGCGCTTGCAACAGAGTTTGGCGTCACAAAGGAGCGGATGCGCTATCGCCTGAAAAAGATCGCAGAAAACAAGTTACACCTGACTGGAGCCAAGCCATGACTGACGACCTCCGCATCCAACTGCAAGAGCAGGCGCGTCAGGCAAAGTATTGGCAGGAGCGCGCCGAATACTGGCGGGACCTATGGTCACGGACCGCGAACCGCCTGATGCAGGTCGACCCCGCCTTCAACGAGCCCAACCTGACCGTGGCCGACGAGCTGAAGAAGCTGGACAGAGTGTTGTCGAGCGACAACCAAACCCGCGACTCCCGCCCGGAGCCGCCCGCGACTCGCGCCCCGGAGTCTAACCCGTGGAAGGATGTGTGATGGCCGAGGGCCACTACCTGACCGAGGACAGCGATCCACGGATCTGCATCATGATGGACCAGCACGTTTTTGACGAGGTTAACAAACACGCCGCCCGTGTTAACCGTCCCTTCTCAGACGTAGCCCGTGAGCTACTGCGCTGCGCCGTCGAGGACGGCAAGCTCGACGAGTATTACCCGAGGAGCAACCGATGAAAATCATCGTCCCCGCCTACAGCATAGACCCGAAGCTGGCCACGAAGTACGAGGCCGAGATTGCGGCGATCATGCACAACCACAGAGCACAAGAACTCGAAAACCTCCGACCCAAAAAGAATGTGCGGCTGACAGCAACGCCAGCAGGAGCCCTCGCAAGGACCCTCGCAGCGGCCCGCAGAGGGCCGCTAGAGCCACAAGAAGCGACAGGGCACCAAGCCCGCCAAAAAACAACAGAGGCCGCCCCAAAAGCCCCCAGAGAGCCTGCGCCCACCCTCATCATCAAAGCAGAGTTCGCTCGATACCAACCCGGCAAAACAAGCCCCACCGATGAACTCATCGTCAAAATCCTCGTCGCATACGCCAGAAGCAGAAACCAAACCGATACACCCGGCCTCGCAGCCAGCGACCTCGCCGACACACCCGGCCTCGCAGCCAGCGACCTAGCACACAAACTCAACATCTCACGACAAGCAATCAACGCAGCACTCGCCCGCCTCCAACGCAAAAAACTCGTCAAAGCAATCCCCGTCAAAGATATCCCCTACTCACAACGCTCCCAGCACGGGACATCACTCAAAGCCGTATGGGTCGTCGCGACGAGGTAGCTGGCGCAGGAGCGAGGATCGCGGGCGACAGGCACAAAAGCACGGGTCAGAGACGCCCACGGACCACGGAACATGGATCAAGGAGCAGGGCCGTGAGAACAAAATCACTCGAAAACAATGGGTTGGAGGGCATGAAACACGAAGCAGGGATCGCGGACCACGGCCTTTTATATATATAGAGCCCGACTCGGACGAGGAGAAAAAATCACAACTACCCGTAACCGATGTTTTTCTGTTAACCACCCCCGTTTTTCCCTTTATATATATAGGGTTAGTGGTTTCATAAAGTAGCTAAGTGATGTTTTTGAAATATGTAACTGGTGTATCCCTCCCGGGAGGGGCCGGAAGGGGGCCGGGCGGCCGCCAGAGGGCAAAAATGCAAAAGTGCCTTAAGGGGGGTCCAAGAAGATTTTCTCTCTCTTCGATTTTCCAGCCATATATAATAGGGCGCTCTTGAACAACCCACCCCGTATGCGATAACGGATCGGAGCCATGACAGACGAGATCGACGATCAACTCTACAAGTCCCACCGCAAGGACAAAAACGCGCGGAACGCCATCTACCTGAAGAACCGGCCCAAGGACATGCCACGCGCCCCCGTGACGCGAGCCCTGACCAGACGGCAGGAACTCTTCGTCAAGGAGCTCGTCTCAAAGGACGGGCAAATCACCGCGCGGCAGGCAGCCATCAACGCGGGCTTCACCCCGTCCTCCGCGCATCACGCCGCGCGGCGGATGACCAACCCCCAGATGTATCCCAACATCGCCAAGAAGATTCGGGAATACCGGGCAGAACTAGACGAGAAGTATGGGATCACCTTTGAGCGGCACCTGCGCGACTTGCAGATCATCCGCGACGAGGCGCTGGCGAACGGAAAGTATTCTGCCGCCGTGCAGGCCGAGGTCCGGCGAGGCATGGCGCACGGCAACATCTACGTCAGCAAATCTGAAATCCGGCACGGCAGCATCGACTCGATGAGCAAGGAAGAAGTGATGCGGGCCATCCAAGAACTGGGAGGATCGGTGATTGACGTCACCCCGAACGAAAACCCCGGAAAGCAAACTCTGGTCATCCCTCCGGCAGGCTCTGTCGAAGATGCAGACGAAGTGGACGACGACGAGGATTGAGACGTGGGCCATGCCGGGCGTCCCTGATGTCCTGCTCTGCGACGAGGCGGGCGGATTCCACTTTCTGGAACTCAAAACGACTGGGACAAAGGCGGTGGCGCTCAGTCCCCATCAGGTCGCTTGGCTGACCCGGCAC